ATTTATGATGATGCCGAAGCAGAAGTTCAAAAACTTGAAGAGGAAATGATTGTCAGTTACAGTCTACCAGTTCAAGATATGATAGGATGATCCTGTGCCAACAAATAAGTATTTCAATAACTTCGGATATGCTAGAGAACAAGATCTTGTCGAAGATTTAACCATTGAATCAATTAAGATTTATGGTCATAATCTTAAGTATATTCCAAAAACAGCTGTAAAGCAAGATGCTCTTTTTGGAGAGGATACTCTCTCCACGTATGATGATGCAGTTGATATTGAAATGTATATCAAGAATGTAGAAGGTTTCGAAGGCGAAGGTGATTTCCTATCTCGTTTTAATCTTGAGATAAGAGATCAAGTTACCTTTACCGTTGCCCGTAAACGATTTGATCAGGCCCGGTCAGAACGACTTACGACTGAGGTTGGATATAGTTATGTTCAAGAAGAAGCAAATACAAATGCTCCTTCTCGACAATTTTTATCTACCTCTGCAAATACTGGAATGTTCGGCATCACTCTGGAAACAGCAACAAGTGAAGGATACTCAATTACAAATAATAGACCACTTGAAGGAGATCTTATATGGTTTCCAATGGTCGACAAGTTATTTGAGATTAAATTTGTAGAACACGAACAAGTATTTTACCAGACTGGTAGATTACAAACATATGATCTACGTTGTGAACTCTTTACTTATAGCAACGAGAGAATTGATACCGGTATTAGTGATATTGATGCAGTCGAGGATAATCTTACTACCGATATTCTCACAAATGAAATGCTCCAGGAAGATGGATCCATTCTACAACTTGAGGAAGGTGGATCCATTATGCAGGAATATAGATTGGAAACGAATCAACCTTCGGCTAATAATGAGTATTTCCAATCTAATGATCCAGTATTCAGTTCATCTGCGGTAATTGACTTCAGTGAATCAAATCCATTTTCTGAAATCGATAGGTATTAATCATGTTTGGATCACAATATTATCACGGAACAATTCGAAAATATGTGATTGCATTTGGTAATCTTTTTAACGATATTTACGTTCAAAGACTTGATTCAAACGGAACACGTATTCAGACTCTGGCGGTACCGCTTGCATATGGTCCAAAGGAAAAGTGGCTTGTTCGACTTGCCCAAGATCCAAACCTAGATCAGGATGTGGCCATTACTCTACCCCGTATGGGTTTTGAAATTCAGAGCATGGCTTATGCACCTCAGCGTAAGTTATCTTCGACTCTAAAAAATGTAAAGCTCAAAACATCTGATCTCGATCGAGTAGATACACAGTACGTTCCAGTTCCGTATGATATTATCATGCTACTTTCGGTATTTGTGAGAAATGCAGATGATGGTGCTCAGATTATTGAACAAATCATTCCGTATTTTAGGCCAGAGTTTGAGACTAATGTTCGGCTGATTCCGGAAATGGATGTGGTTGTCGACACTCCGGTGGTATTACAAGATGTTGCTATTGAGGATACATACGAAGGAGACTTTGATACGAGACGTGCACTCATTTATAATCTCACATTCAGCATGAAAGCCTATTTCTACGGCCCAGTCTCTCATTCTGGTATTATCAAACGAGCAATTACGGATATTCATCTCGATACTCCGGCCGATACTCCAGTTGGAGAGCGTATTACAGTTACTCCAGCTCAATATGCAAATGGTGCACCTCTATATTCACCTTCAGCGAATGCATCACTATCTGTCAACATAAACACTATCAGTGCAAATAGTGACTACGGTTTTGCGGTAAATATAAACTCAGATGTTCCTATTACATAGGATTGAAAAATGAAAACGTATCGCAATTTTATTAATGAAGCCTATATGTTACAATTTGTACGTGATAAAAATATGGACGTATTGAAAATTAAAGACAGCCGTAAAAAAAGTTGGGTTGAAATCCGTGGTAAAAAAGGCTACGAAATTGATGGGTATGATAAACGAGATAGGCTACACCGCGTATTAGATCAGGTTGGTAAGGCTGCAAATATGAGTGACCTTATGAACGGTAAACCAGTCAGTATTAATCCAAAACATCCTGACGGTAAAAAGGCCATACGTTTGGTCAAAAAGATAATGGATGAAAAATGAAAACTGGTATGGAAAAAAATATGGAGGAGATTTTCAGATTGTCAGACGAAACCAAATCAATGATTGAGGTTATCAATGATGATCGTGAAGTTACTCCAGTCCAAAAAATGGATCTCACTGATGATGATGTGATTGATGATTATCAATATGCCAGAGAAAACTTAAAAGGCATTATTGAATCAGCACAGCAGTCCATTGATGATTTATCATCTATTGCCTCGACCTCAGAATCCCCTCGTGCATACGAAGTCTTATCGACATTAATGAAAACTATAGTTGATGCAAATAAAGATTTATTGGAATTGCAGAGAAAGGTAAAACTACTCAAGGAAGATTCTGGTCAACCAAAGAATGTAACCAATGCTTTGTTTGTCGGCAGTACATCTGAACTACAGAAGTTAATTAAACAAAATACATCCAATGAATAGGCTCAAGGCCTATTATATCATTGCTGTGAGATAAGTCAATAGATATGTCAGAAAATTATTTAGCAAATCCATTATTAAAAAAGGCCTATGTTCCTATTGAATGGACTGCCGAGCAAGTTGAAGAAGTAATTAAATGCTCAAAGGATGTCAATTATTTTATCAAAACATATGTGAAAATTATTTCGCTCGATGAAGGTCTTGTAAATTTCGATATGTATCCATTTCAGGAAGAGATGGCTCAAACAATTTCCGATAATAGATTTACTGTAATTAAAACCTGCCGACAGGCTGGTAAAACAACTACATCTGCCGCGGTCATTTTATGGCATGTGTTATTTAATGATAGTTATACCATTGCAATTCTTGCAAATAAACTTTCTACCGCCCGTGAAATTCTTGCAAGAGTTCAGAGAGCATATGAAAACCTACCGAAATGGTTACAACAAGGTGTGGTTGCCTGGAACAAAACAAATATAGAACTTGAGAACGGCAGTCAGATCATTGCATCGTCCACTGCATCAAGCGCCATCCGTGGTTATTCTATCAACTTCCTATATCTTGATGAATTTGCTTTCGTTCCTCGTAATATCCAGGATGATTTCTTTACATCAGTATATCCTACAATTATTTCGGGTACAAATACAAAGGTAGTAATTACATCCACCCCGAATGGTTTTGATCTGTTCTATAAAATATGGACAAATTCTATTGAAAATAGAAATGAATATGCAAACTATTCGGTAAACTGGTGGGATGTACCTGGTAGAGATGATGATTGGCGAGATAAAACAATTGCAAATACGAGTGAGGATCAGTTCCGCCAAGAATTCGAAGCTGAATTTATCGGTTCATCCAATACTCTTATTTCGCCAAATATATTGAGGGCAATGACATTTAAAACACCGCAGTCATCACATTATGAAGGTAGTTTAAATGTATATGCAGAACCCGATCCTAATCACGTTTATTTCACTGTAGTAGATACTAGTAGAGGGGTAGGTATTGATTCGTCGGCATTTGTTGTAATTGATGTCACTGAAGTTCCATATAATGTGGTTGCGGCATATAAGAATAATGTAATCTCGCCTCTTGTATATCCGGAAGTTGTTTATAATGTAGCTAAGGCCTATAATGAATCATTTTGTCTGGTAGAAATTAATGATAACGGTCAGCAAATTGCTGATATTTTGGCAAATGAACTAGAATATGAAAATATCATATATACCACAATGAAAGGCCGTGGCGGACAGCAAATAGGCGGTGGTTTTTCGGCAAATGTGCAACGTGGTGTCAGAACTACAAAACCAGTAAAACGAGTTGGTTGTGCCACAGCCAAAACAATGATTGAAAAACATAAAATTCATTTAAATGATTTTAATCTAGTAAATGAATTGTCTACTTTTATTCAAAAAGGAAATTCATACGAGGCAGATCAAGGTGCCCATGATGACCTTATCATGTGTGTGGTTTTATTTGCATGGGCATCAAATCAGGAATTTTTTAAGGAATTAACCGATACTGATTTCAGAAAAAAATTAATGGAGGAACGTGATAAATTACTCACCGATGATATATTACCATTTGGCTTCATAGATGATCACATTCCCGATGAAAATACAGGAATAATAAATATGACGCAAGGTGAGTTTTGGAATGGCTGGGACGATAGCAATAAATGGTGAGTTTTAGGTTTTTATAAATAATGTTGAATGCTAAATTTTAACAGCTTCTAATGAGGAGAATGAAAAATGCCTTTCCAAGTATCACCAGGCGTTAACATTTCTGAAATTGACCTCACTACGGTTATCCCTGCTGTTTCTACAACAACCGG